ATGGTGCAACTAACCATCGAGACCTTTGGCGTAACATTAGTGATAATTTAGGGGCTCCATCAGGAAGTGCTTGGTTACAAACAAATGCACCTTTATCTAATAATTTTAGGTTTACACTATGTTAGACAACCAAATAGTTGAATGGGTAGTTGGTGGTCTAGTAGCTCTTGTAGCTTGGCTTGGTAAAATGCAAATTAACAGTTTGCAAAAACGTATCAATGACCAAGAGTCCAAGATTGAACATATTAAAGAAACTTACTTTAAAAAGGAAGACTTTAAAGAGTTTAAACAAGAGCTATGGACTAGAATGGATAAAATGGAAATTGCTATGGAGGCAAAGATTGACACAGTAATTAGAGCCTACAGGCTATCTGATTTTCAAGATAGAGGATAAATATGCCAGGAACCTATTTTAAGAAAGGTTCTTATAACGGGATTTGTGATGTGTGTGGTCATAAATTCAAATTCACTGAGCTAATGAAAAGGTGGGATGGCCTTGTAGTTTGCAAAGATGACTTTGAAAATGACCACCCACAGAAATATATTCGTGTTAGGGAATCAGGGTTAGCAGTACCAGAAATTAGGAATCGTCCTGTTGATGTATTTGTCAATGCCTGTACTGCTTGGGGAGCATCTAGCTATGCTGATTTAGCAGAAGCTGATTGTGCCAGGGCTGACGTAACAACAATTGATTATGCTACTTTAGTAGCGCTTAAGGCTGCTTCTGTAGTTCCAGATGGGCCTTTTAACTAAGGAACAATATGGCTACTTCAGGCTCTACATCTTATGAATCAAATCGAGACAATCTAATCAAGGCTGCTTTGCGTAAATGTGGAGTGCTTGCAGAGGGAGAAACTCCTTCTACAGAATCCTATACTAATGGGACGCAAGCACTTAATAACATTGTGCTTAGGTTTGCTACGTTAGGTATGCCTCTCTGGAAACGAATTGAGCTACCTGTAACTTTAGTATTATCTACCAAAGACTACACAATCTCTAATTCATTAAAAGTAACCCAAGTAGTTTTAAAGGATACTACAGGTGGAACACAGTATGAGCTTATTAATAAAAGTCGCTATGATTATAATCGACTGCCTACTAATTCCACTGGTAATCCTGTCCACTGGACTTTTAATCCTAATTTGGAAAATGGTACATTGTCAATCTGGCCTGCACCAGATGCGGGAGCGGTTGCTAACAAATCGCTAGTTGTTGTTTACCAAAAAGAGTTTGATGGATTTGTATCTTCAGCAGATACTCCTGATTTTCCTGCTTATTGGACTGACGCAATTATCTATGAGTTAGCTGTTAATCTAGCTCCTGAGTTTGGTGTACCATTGCAGGATCGTCAAGCACTAAAGTCTGAAGCTAAAGCTTATCTAGAGCAAGCTCAAGGCTATGGTGATGAAGACTCCTCACTCTATGTACAGCCTGAAATGAGAATGAGGTAATTGTGGCATTTACAAACACACCAGAAAAAACTACTTACCGTACTGTAAAAGTAGAGTTTGATGCTACTTCTACTCTGCGTAGTCAAGACAACACTGTTCGTAGAGACAGTCATATCATTAACTTTTTCTACGACAGAATTAGTCAAGAAAATAAGCAAAGAGAAGTTTGCTTGGTTAAGCGCCCTGGTGTAGTTGCCACAGCCCAAAGTCTTACTAAGGTAAGTAACACTGATTCTATTCGTGGGTATTTCTACGAAGAGCAAGAAGACATTTACTTTTGGGCTGTTCTCAACAAGGTATATAAGTATATTCCTAATCCAGCAGGCGCTTACACTTCTCTCATTTGTACATTAAACACCAGCTCTGGTGAAGTGTGTTTTGACACATTTCAAAAGTCAACTGGTGAAGTTTACATCTTGATCTCTGATGGTGCTGATCTTTGGAGTCAGCAGCTTCGTGTATATCCTGATACTGCTGGTGCTGCTGTATCTGATCCTGATATGCCAGCTACGTTTGCTCCAAGATTTGCTGTGCTAAACGGCACTGTTTATCTTGCCAGCAACAACACTATTTACAACAGCGACACAGATACCTTTGACGCTTGGACAGCAGGTAATGACATTGATGCTGAAATGAATGCGGACAATATTCGTGCTCTATTCAGAAACAAGAATTACATTGTTGCAATGGGCTATAACTCTACAGAGATTTTCTGGGATGCGGCTAATGCTACTGGATCACCTCTGAGTAGAAACGACTCTGGCTTTAAGAGTATTGGTTATCTGTCAGCTTATGCCCAAGTAGCAGATCAACATTTCTTTGTCGGACAAGACAAGAATAACAACGTTGCTGTCTACATGATGGAGAACTTTAAAGCAGATAAAATCTCCAATGCTGTTGTTGAGCGCAGTATCCAAGCAACAGCTACTTCTGGCTTTACTGGTACGTCCAGAGCTACTACAGCCAAAGGTGTTATTCTATCTGTATCAGGACATACGTTTTATAGCTTAACTACTACAGACATTACTTGGGTTTATGACCTAGAAGAGAAGATGTGGTATGAGTGGCGTAGTCCTACAGGAACTCTAGCTCCTGAAGCTGCTTGGTCTAAGTTTGATGGTTCTCAGTATATTGCTAATGCTGGTAGTGGTACTATTGACATTTTGTCCCCACTCGTGTATAATGATAAGGGAACAAACTACATTTGTAGTTACACCACTGAAGATGATCTGTTTGGATCAGTTAACTGGAAAACCTGTAATCGAGTTAGTTTAGTCTGTGACAGACAAGCTAATACAGGAACCAGTAATGTAACTTTACAGTGGAGTGATAACGACTGGTCTGATGGACCTACTGGCACAGCATCACTAAATGTGTTTAGCAATATGCCTAGAGCCCATCGTACTGGTAGATTTAGAAACCGTAGCTTTAGGCTTTTGTATGAGGACAACTATCCTATTCGTATGAAATACCTAGAACTAGAAATTAATATTGGGAGTCATTAAACAATGGCAAGTACAAACTTTACAAGTGGAACAGTAATTGCCTCTAGTTGGCTTAATGACGTAGATGATTGGACTTTTGGACTAAAAGGTTCTGCTACTGGTGATGGTGTTACAGATGATTATGCTGCGATTGTCACCGCTGATACTGCCGCCGCCGCTGCTGGTAAAGCTTTAAATGTTCCTGAAGGTACTTATTTAATTGGCACCAGTTACACGTTTACAGCACCAGTTGTAATGCGTCCTGGTGCTAAATTTAAAACTAGTTCTAGTTCTGTATATCTTAAATTTGATGCTGGGTTTGAAGCTGGTATCTTTTACTGCCTAGACACCGATGGCCCCACCCAGTTTTTGAGGACCGAAAAGATCCTGCCGGAGTGGTTCGGCGCAACTGGTCTCCCTGCCAATGATGACACCGTTGGCCTGACCCGTGCTTTTCGCGCCTGCCGTGCTGGATGCGATGCAGCGAGCCCAGTCCCAGGCGCTGCCTACGGATGCACCACGGTCTACTTTCAAGGGACCGGCTACTATCGACATAACGATGTGCCGGTGTACTGTGGAACTACCATTGATGGCGCGTGGGGCGGATCGATCAACGGCGCGACTCTGGCCCAAATCTCGCACCTTGCCCCCGGCCTTCGGTTTGTGCCGAAAAACTATGGCCTAACCGGCTCCGTTCTGAACAACGGCGTCGGGCAGAACACGATCAAGAACGTTAGGTTTTACTCTGAGGTTTCGTCGAGCGCGTCCGAGGGCTTGCCTAACTGCTACTTCATGAGCCCATCGCAGGCCACAACCTATCTTGGCATCGCTGGCGATACGGTTGGCACTGTTGGTCACGTAGACACCCAGTTTGTCGGCGTGTGGTTCCTCGATGGAAACACCTGCATCTTGGCTGATGAGGGCATGCTGTGGGTCCATGTTCGCGGCTGTCACTTTGATGTGTGCCGGCGAGCGATCCAGCATAAAGGAACCGCACGAGGCCGGATCAATTCCTACGATAACGTGTACTACGGGATCACGTGGGGGGCTTTCGACAATCAATCCAGCGATACGACGATGGGCGTATCCGTCATGGTGTGTGATGGGCAAACTTTTAACGTAGTAGCCAATCTGTCCACAAAGACCATAGACGGCGATACAGGCGGCTTAGAGCCTAGCATTCAAAACATGGTGACGGCGCAACCTAGCGCAGTGACAGAACCTCGCAGGCTCATCAACAAACGATGCACGGTGGACGGCGTATCATACCGCATTCACGGGGTTGAC